GTGTTGGAACTGCTTCTATTGCAGAACGAGTTATGTCTCGACCAGGTGATGTTTGTGCGTACTTTACGTCATCAAGAATTAACTTAAACTTATCTTGCTCATCAAATGCGGTTACAATTGCAGATGAAATCTTTGAGTCAACAGTTCCATATTCTTCAATAATTTCGCCTGGTGTCTTGCCAGCAAGAATACCCTTAGCAAAAAATACAAGTTCAGCGCCATGCTTTTCTTCTAAACGAGAAACAGCACCTTTATCGTAAAGTTCTTTACCATTATAGGCTTGAGACCATACTGTGTTAGCAAATGGGTTTTTTAGTTTTAAAGCATTAAGTGGCTGGATTCCCTCAATGGGACTTGCACCTTGTTGAATCTGACGTGCAGCACTATAGCCAGTATTAATTGCTTTACCATATGCAGCAGCAGCATTGTAGGTTTCAATAATTGGAGATGCAATAATTTTTGAAACCGCAACTCCAACACCAAGTAATCTTTTAGCAACGCTTGGGTCATCTTTGGTAAACTCAGCATTTGGATATAAACCACGAATTGCAGTCTGTGCTTCTTCAGTTAATCCTTGAAATTCTTTTTTGGCAGCCTTAACGTCCATGTTACGTAGGCGCTTTGCGTTCTTTACTGTAAGCGCAAACTGCTCCATGTATACTTGTTCTTTTTCTCCAAGGCTAGCATTTACAGCAGCCTTATAGATATTAGGACTAAGTTCCGCAACAACTGGTTTTAGTATGCGAGCCATTAGTACCCATATTCGGCAATTGCTGCATAAATCATTTCAGCGTCACCACTGTTATCAAACTGTGCAATCTTGCGCAGTGTTGATGCAAGTGTAGGTTCTTGTGTTGGAAGATTAAGAACAGAACTTCCTGGTCCTGCACCTAAGTCAATGCCAGATGTTATCGGTTCGTTTGGTCGCGCTGAAGGCGCACCAAGTGGTGTAGGCATTTGCATTGGTGCTACTGCAACACTAGGAATGTTTGGTGTTCCAGCCATTGGAGCAGCAGTTTGCTGATTGTATGTAGCCTGTCCCTGTCCATAAGGTAGCCCAGAAATATACTTAGCACCTTGTGATGGTCCACCATCTGTGCGCTGTGATAGCGCACCAGGACCTGATGTAGGTGCTGGGTTTGCTGGCTTGCGGTATCCGCCTCTGTTATCAGCCATTAGTCATCATCCTCATCATCATATGGAATATTATCAATTTTGTTTGGTAAGTCTGGAATAATCCAGTCAGGGTAAGACTCAACATCCTGAATCATTGCAAGTGCAACAGCCTCTGAGAAACCTGCTACGCGTAGCGCCTTAAAGTATTCATTGATTGCAATGCAGTACTTTTCTAGCGGAGAGTAATCATCATTAAGAACTGTCTGTACTTTTGTCTTACGTACTGGCTTCTTACGTGCTGCTGCCATGATTCCCCTCCTACAGTACTTGTTGTTGTCTAATCTGTGCTGAACCTGATGCTTCACCGCTTGAACTCAAACGGCTAAGAAGCATTTGCAAATCTGGTCGTCCTTGTGCAGGAGCGCCTCCTACTGGAGCGCCAGGAGCAGAGGGGACGGGTTGCTCAACTGGAGCACCAGCAGGAGGATTCTCTGGTGTAAACACTTCCTCAATAACATCCTCAATCTGCTTACCTTCTTTACGTCCCTTAATTGCCATAGCAATCTTCTGAATGATAGGTAGCGGGTCTTGTCCCTGAGTAGCCATTTGCGGAATTGTTTGTGTATATGCTTGCAGAGAACCAATGAGAGCCTTGCGAAGTTTTTCAACTTCAATCTTCTCTTGTTCCTGTGTGACGTTAATGCCAAATGGCATTTCTCGTTGAGCCAAGTCAACTGAGATTAAATCGCCACCCAATGCCTGAAGCATAAAAATAAGTCCCTGTGCTGGATTAAGTCCAGCCAGCATGCCGTAGCGTACATCTGCAGAATAGTCACCCTTAATATTCTTAGATGGTGTGTACTCAAGTGCATATGGTGCACCAGCATCTACGCCACGAATTGTTTTCTTTTCATCAAATACTGTTTCGTCAACTTCAAAACAAGTTGAAATAACATTCTTAAGTGCTGAAGCAAAGATAGCCTGAGCAGATTTAATTTGTGTATCGAATCCACCCATGAGTGCTTGCACACCCTGACCAGTAATAATTGACGCATCAACATTACCAGTACGTGATTCTGGGTAGCGTGTTCCAGTACGCAGTTCTTGCTGCAGTACTTGCTGCTCGCTAAATGCGCCAGCAGGGATAGGAAGTTCTACGCGGCGAACTCCAGCAGGGTTGTTTGTGCGGATGACTCCATCGCCACCAAACTCAAACTCCTGCACATCACTAGGCAAGACAATTGGTGACTGTACTGACTTCTCTGCTGCTTCCATTGCAAGTAATGCAAATCGGTTACGAAGCAACTGAATACCAAGTACATCGTCGAACTGTCCACGCATCTCTCCATCAACAGATGGACGGCGTGCAATGTGTACTAGCATCTTATTAAGCGGGTTAGCCGCTGTTGATACTGCGTAGTTTCCACGGTCTGGAATATAAATTACAGACTGTTCCTTATCGTAGTATCGAATAACAGTTAAATAACCATTCATATCCTGGTCATAACCATCATCCCCAAGAATGCCAGCCTCATGCTCAGGGAACTGAGCGATTAGTTCTGCCATTGTCATGCGGTACTTCTTAGCAAAAGCAATGCAGCGCCCATAGCGGTCATACTCTGGGTAAGCACCTACAGGGTTTTCTATGCGAATGCGCGGCAGTTTTGCTTCTTCGTCGAACTCAATGATGAATGGGACGAAACCAAATGTGATGTACCAGTCTGCACCAGTATACATCTGCACCTGTAAATCTGAATTAATGAAGTAGTTAGCAGCAATACGTGTACGTGTATCTGCAAACTTACGAGATTTATCTTCTACCTGATTAATTGCAGAGCAGTTAATTGCTGGAAGCGGAGCCATTACTTCTGATAGGTCGCGTGCAACAATGTCAATAAAGTTTGCAACTACGTTTGCATCTACTCCATCTGGAAAGAAGTCAGGATAAACGCTTGAAATTTGACCGCGACGTACTGCAAGGACATCTTCATGTCGTGAGTCGCGCTCGCGTGCGCGGTGTTTTAGCGACTCAACACGCGCCGCAATCTGCTTAACTGATAACATTATTGTCCTAACGATTGATTAAAAATTACTTAGACTTAAAAGCGCTCTTGCCAAGGCGAGTGCGGTTAGCACGCGCTGGTGTAGCACGCTTTAAAATATCTACTTTTAGTTTGCCAGCAGTTTGTCCAGCATTATTTTTTGATACTGGCTTATTAGCAGCCTTTAGTCCACGTGCATTTGCTTTAATATCTTGCTTAACTTCTTGTTTTTGGTACTTAGCAATTTGTCTTTCCGAAGACCACTTTCCTTTTTGCAAACGCTGACTGCTCTTATAAGATGCAGCACCAGGATGTGTCGACCACTGACCTGAACGACGGGCAGCATCTGCCTTTAATTCTTTTACTCCATCTTTTACGTTTTTAGAACTAAGATTTTGTTGTGTTCTAATTTTTACTGGAGGCTGTACGCCTTTCTTACCAGTTACACCAAGACGCGCAGCGCCCTTACGTGCAGCAGCACCAGTTGCTGCGTCAGTAGTTCGCATCATGCTTCCTTGATTAAACTTGGCTGCATTAGCAGCGCCAGCCTTAACAGGCTTTACGCTATTGCTTGCAATCCTTGCAGTCCTTCTTGAAGCGGCTTTTGCTAATCCTTGCTTTACTTTCTTTTGTGCAATCTTTTTTGCAGCAAAACGAGTTGCTGCTGCAACTGCTGCTCCTACAATTGGTGCTGGCATGTTACTTACCTTTTTTCTTTGATGCTGCGTATGCTCCGCCTGCTGTTCCAGCAACTGCGGTTCCCTTAACTACTCTTTTTGTGGTGCGAACCTTCTTAGATTCCATAGCCTTCTTGATAGTCTTTGTATCGCGCTTTGCTTGGCGATAGGCAGCAGCATATGCCTTGGCTTTTTCAGAATTTTCAATAGCGCTTAACTTATCTAGTTGGTTAAGAGTCATATTTGACGGACCCTTTGTTAAACCACCAAGTGAAGGAGTGCTTAATGCTGGCATTGCTTTAACTTCTACACCAGGAAATGGCTTATCAAGACCCATCTTTATTTTAAAAGCATTTGATTCTCCAACAGTTGTTCTGCCATAAGAACCCTTTTTGCTACTTTGTTTAGCAATTCTATTTGTTGTTTTAGCAAGACTCTTAGTTCCTTGCTTCATGCGC